AAACTTAATTCCGTTTAATGAGCGAACAGAGGAAGAACAGAGGAAGATCCAGAGAAAGGGCGGTATCGCCTCCGGTAAGGCACGCAAAAGAAAAGCAAACATGAAAAAGACGCTTGAAGCTCTACTTGTTTCCAAAGTTTCAAACCCTCAACTATCTAGAGTACTGCAGGACATGGGTTTTGAAGACGACTACGAGTCAGCACTTCTTTTGGTTGCAATGCAAAAGGCTTTAAAGGGTAGCTCGCGCCACATGGAGCTGATATCTAAAATCGTAAATAGCGAGGGTGCCAAGGATACGCTTGATAAGAAAGAGCAAAAAGCGCGTATCAAAGCTCTGGAGCTTGAGAATAAACGTAAGGCCCAAGCGTTAGATGAAGCGGGAGGTGGTGCTGATGATTCAATCCTCATCATCGACGATATCCCGAACGACTAAGCCAACTATAAAACTAAGTAAAGAGATCAATCCTAAGTTTTATAAAGTATGGCGGTCAGCAAAGCCTTACAACATTTTAAAAGGTGGCCGTAACTCTTTTAAGTCTTCAGTCATTGTTCTATTGCTTGTCTTTAAAATGATCCGAGCAATAACGCTGGGGCAATGCGTAGAGATCATTATTGTCCGTAAAGTCGGTAACACAATCTTTGACAGTGTCTACAAGAAGATAATCTGGGCACTTGATAAGTTTGGCATGGCTAACCAGTTCAAGCGGACTAAAAGCCCTTATAAGATCGTGCATAGACGGACGGGTTCAACGTTCCACTTCTACGGCCAGGACGATTTCCAAAAACTTAAATCAAATGAGGTCGGAAAGGTTATCGCGGTATGGTACGAGGAAGCTGCCGAGTTTGCTGATTCGGAAGAGTTTGACCAGTCAAACAGTACGTTCATGCGTCAGAAGCACCCGGACTATCCGTTTGTACAGTTCTTCTGGTCGTATAACCCACCGCGCAACCCTTACAACTGGATTAATGAGTGGGTCGATTCGTTAAGGACAGCGGACAAGTATTTAATACATGAGTCCAGCTATCTTGATGATGAGCTGGGGTTTGTAACCGAGCAAATGCTGGACGAGATAGAACGTATCAAGACCAACGACTACGACTACTACAGATATTTGTATCTAGGTGAGCCTGTGGGCCTTGGTACAAACGTGTATAACATGGATTTGTTTAAACGCGTAGATAAGATCCCGGACGGTGAACGTGTTATCGGTCAGTTATTCGCAGCAGATACAGGACACCAACAGTCAGCAACTACTTGCTTGCACGCGGTTGTGACTAACAGATCCAATCTCTATCTTGTGGATAACTACTATTACAGTCCAGCGGGCAAGGTTAAGAAGAAAGCTCCGAGCGTTTTGTCTAAAGAGCTTCATGATTTTGTCATCAAGCAAACGCAGAAATATCCGAATGTACCAGTCATTGAAATGACAATAGATAGTGCGGAGGGAGCTTTGAGAAACCAATATTTAGAAGACTTTGGCATTCGCTGGCACCCGGTAGCGAAGAAGAAAAAAATAATAATGACAGAGTACGTCCAGTCGCTCCTTGCGAATGGTCGTTTTTATTATTTCCCAACAGAAAACAACCTCAAGTATTTTATTGAGGAGCACAAGCGTTATCAGTGGGACGAGAAAACTGTTAAAGACGACGACCCGAAAGTCATTAAAGAGGACGATCACACTTGCGACGCGTTCCAGTACATGGTCGTTGATAACGCGCAATTATTAAGATTAAAAGCCTAAGAAAGGTTTGAAATGAGTATCTTACAATCAATAAGAAATATATTTAAGAGGGGTAAATATGTAATGACAAGCCAATCATTAGGCAACATAACAGAGCATCCTAAAATCGCAATTAACAAGGATGAATACGATCGTATTCAGAAGAATTTGAAATACTATCAGAGTAAGTGGGACCCTATCCGCTACCGCAATTCAAATCGAGTTGATAAACAGCGGGCACGAAATCACTTGCCTATCGCACGTACAGCTTGCAAGAAGATTGCTAGCCTGGTATTCAATGAGCAGGCAGAGATAAGCGTTGCGAACGGAACAACAAACGAGTTCATTCAAACGGTTTTACTGAATGACCGGTTTAACAAGAACTTTGAGCGTTACCTTGAGAGCTGTTTGGCCTTGGGTGGTCTTGCTATGCGTCCATACGTTGACGATGATAAGATCAAGATTTCATTTGTACAAGCCCCTGTATTTTACCCGCTACAATCTAATACGCAGGACGTTTCTTCTGCAGCGATTATCAATAAGAGTCAAAAGACTGTAGGCAAGGAAACGATCTACTATACTCTAATCGAATTGCACGAATGGACCAAAGACAAGAAATACACAATCACTAACGAACTGTATCGTTCCAGCGAAAGGGAGCGCGTTGGTGACCGTGTACCGTTATCCGAGATCTATGAGGACCTTGAGGAAGAAGTAACGCTTGACGGGCTCACACGGCCTTTATTTACTTACCTAAAGCCCCCTGGAATGAATAACAAAGATATCAACAGTCCTTTGGGCCTGTCTATCTTTGATAATGCTAAGAGTACTATTGACTTTATCAATACCACTTATGACGAGTTTAAGTGGGAAGTGCGAATGGGTCAACGGCGCGTATTAGTACCAGACCAAACTGTCCGGATTGGTTTTGACCATCACGGAGAAACTGATCTTGTCACGCGCGAATTTGATCCAGAGCAGAACGTATACGAGCAGATTGACGGTGGGAAAGATACACCAATCAATATCACAGACCTAACTACTCCTATCCGTTCAGACGACTATATCAAGGCAATCAACGAGGGCCTTGCGTTGTTTGAGATGCAGGTTGGAGTATCGCCTGGTATGTTTACGTTTGATGGAAAGAGTATGAAGACTGCGACCGAGGTTGTATCCGAAAACTCTGACACGTACCAGCTAAGAAACAGCATCGTGAGCCTTGTAGATCAATCTATCAAAGAGCTTGTGATCTCTATTTGTGAGATCGGGAAGCTGTACGGCTTGTATAGCGGGCCTATCCCGGAAATGGACGATATCACAGTAAACCTTGATGATGGTGTCTTTGTCGATAAAAACAACGAACTTGACTACTACGCTAAAGCCTTATTAAGTGGACTTGTCAGCAAGCAATACGCTATATCTAAGGCGCTTGGCTTGTCAGATGGTGAAGCTGCAAAAATGCTTGAAGATATCAAAAAAGAGACTGCTGAGAGCATGGAGCTAGAGCGTAGCACAAGCGAAGTTGATGTTTATGGAGAGTGAGTAGATGGCGCGTAACAAGTACCCGGTATTATTTAACGAGGAGCAGTTAGAGTTGCGCGCATCACAAGTCGGTGATATCTATCATCAAATGGCGCGTGATCTATTCGACGAGGTGATTGATAGGTTGCTAGAGCGTGGTACTGAGTCTTTGGCTGATAACCCGTATATCTGGCAGTTAGAACGTATGAGCCAAATGCACATGCTAAATGAGCAGAACCTGGACACAATCGCACGTTATTCTAAAATAGGCCGTGAACAGCTCCGTAAGGTTATTGAAGATGAAGGCTTTAAAATCTATCAGACTACCAAGGAACAGCTCATAGACGACCTCGGAGATGGTGATTTTGGCAATTCTAAACACGCGCAGGAATTGCTGGCAGGTTATTTTGAACAGTCGCACGGTGACATCAGCAACTTGATTAATACCACGCTTCCAGGCATCGTTACAGATGTATACCGTCAAATGGTCCAGGAAGTCGTAGCCCGTCAAGTGGTCGGTCTAGTCACACATGACAAGGCTGTATCTCAAACCGTCATGAAATGGCAAGAGATAGGATTCAAGGGCTTTATTGACCGAGGTGGACACTACTGGAAAGTGGACAACTATGCTAGGACGGTTATTAAAACTACTGTCATGCGTAGCTACCGAGAGATGAGGACGATGCCAGCGGACGAGCTGGGTATTGATACCTTTTATTATTCTAAAAAGGCAACGGCCCGCGAGGCTTGCGCTCCCTTACAGCACCATATTGTGACATACGGACCAGCGAGGGAGGAACACGGTATCAGTATTCTATCGCTTGCAGATCATGGCTACGGCACTCCTGGTGGCTGTCTTGGTATCAACTGCGGACACATGCTTACTCCTTTTGTGCCTGGTATAAACGAGTTGCCAGAACTAGGACCGGACGTTAAGAACGTAACGCAGGAAGAAGCTGTAAGAAATGCTAATGCACAATCCAAACAAAGGGCATACGAGCGAGCAATTCGCAAGTCTAAGGAAAAGCTACACGTAGCCGAAAAGCTAGGCGACCAGGAACTTATCAGTAAGTTTAAAACCAAAATCAGAGACCAACAGGCAACCTTGCGAGATTATATCGCGGACAAGCCTTTCTTGCGTCGTGACTATGCGAGGGAAAGGTATTACAAACCAAAAGGAGAAAACGCTGATGAATAAGGCTGTTAAATTTTTGGAAAAGATTTTGTTTAGAAAGAAAAAAACATTTTTGGAACGTCAAAAAGATATATCGCGGGCAGCTTTCAAAGGTTTTGTAAGCGGTATGGAAGAATAAAGGCTTTTATAGCCTTTTTATTTTGCGCCCATTATCTGGATAAGAGGTGATTTCCTCCTTTTTTCTTACCTCTTGCGGGATCGTTACCCGCTGGGCGCTTTCGTTGTCGGACGTAAACCGGCGAATTCGTCTCATGGACGTAAAACAGAAAGGAGTTTTAAACATGAGTTTAAAACGTGAGATGTTAGTTGATGCAGGTATTGAAGACAAGGACACTATTGAGCGCATTATGGCAGCGTACGGGTCAGCAATCAAAGAGGCCAAGTCAGAAGTACAAGCAGAAAACGACAGCTTGAGAACACAACTTGAACAACGGGACCAAGCTATCAAAGACTTACAAGCTAAAGAGGGAGCTAGCGAAGAAGCCAAGAAACAACTGGCAGACCTACAAGCTCAATTTGAAAGCTATAAGACGGATAGTGAAGCGAACCTTGCGCAAGTTAAGAAAACCAACGCGGTTGCCTTGGCTCTGAAAGACGTGGGAGCGCATAACTCCGAAGACCTTATGAAGTTTATTGATCTCGACAAGATCGAGCTTGCTGAAGATGGCAAACCAAAACTAGAAGAAACTATCAGCGGTCTAAAGGAAACAAGCCCTTACCTTTTTATCCAAAAGGAAGAACCGCAGGAACCACAGCCAAAGTTCGCGCTTGGTGGCAATCCGTCTGCTGGTGGCGATAACGACCTCAGCCCGGAAGATAAAGCTCTATTTGCTGGCTTTGACAGCATTTAAAAATAAAAGAAAGTAGGATAAGCCTATATGACTATTAACTATGCAGCTAAATTTGACGCTAAAGTAGATGAGCGCTTTACCAAGGAAGCCCTCTCAACTGGTATCGTCAACTCTGACTACGACTTTACTGGTGTAGATACTGTTAAAGTGTACTCAATCCCAACTACAGCAATGAACGACTACGCGCTTACTGGTAACACCCGTTACGGTACGGCTGCTGAATTGGAAAACAATGTACAAACATTGACACTTACTAAAGACCGTTCATTCACATTTACGATCGACAAACGCTCAGTGCAAGACACTAATGGCGCTATGGAAGCAGGCAAAGCCCTTGCTCGCCAACTTTCAGAAGTTATCATTCCAGAAGTCGATACTTACCGCTTCGGCAAAGTCGTTGCTGGTGCTGATACAGCCAATGTAAAAACTGGCGCAGTAACTAAAAACAACGCTTATGAAGCAGTGCTTGACGGTCAAGTTAAATTGACTGATGCGCTTGTGCCGGAAGAAGGACGCAAGCTCCACGTATCTCCAGAGTTTTATAAACTCATCAAACTTGATCCATCATTCGTTAAAAACTCTGACCTCGGTCAAGAAGTGGCATTCAAGGGACAAGTGGGAGCTATCGACGGCTTGCCAGTTATCTTGACGCCTACTTCTCGCTTGCCAGAGAACGTAGCGTTTGTTATCGCGCACCCAATCGCAACTACTTCTCCTGTCAAACTCGAAGACTACAAGATCCACGATAACCCACCAGGAATCAACGGATACCTTGTAGAGGGTCGTATCCGTTACGATGCCTTTGTCTTGGATAGCAAGAAGAAAGCGATCTACGTTCACAAAACTGCGTAAGGAGTAACGAATGGTAGAAGAAACAAAAACAACTAAAACAGAAGCGGTGACTGAACAGGTTGCGACGGTTTTGGTAAAGGACGATGTAACCTTTACCATCACTGATCCCAATCTAGTATCTGCTTTTGTGACTAGTGGTTACGAGATCAAGGAGTAACGTATGGCGAAATACAAAGCTACTTGTAACTTTTTGATCGAATCAACAGACCAAAACTTTGACGAGGGCACGGTCTACGAGTTAACGACTGCAGAAGCAGAAGAAATCAACCAAAAAACAAACCTCGCGTTTGGTGAGGAATGGTTGGAGCTTGTTTCTGACAGCGAACCCGTGGCCCAAAAGGTGGCCTCTGAATAGGGGGTATCATGGCATACTTAACGCATGAGGAATATCGTGAGTTAGGTTTTGACAGTACAAGCGAATTTGATGAGTTACTAAAACGAGCAGAGCTTGCTATTGACCTCTTTATCCGTCACTTTTACGAGTTCCATGATTTTGACAAAGATCATAAGATTCGTAAAAAGGCCGTTAAACTTGCCGTTGCTTACCAGATCCAGTACCTGGACAGCACGGGCATTTTAACAGCCGAGGATAAGCAGACAATATCAAGTACCACACTAGGACGTACATCGGTGTCCTATGGCTCAAATAACAGCTCTAGAGCGTCTGAAACAGCGTCCGGGTATAATCTATCCCTTGATGCTTTTAACACTCTTAAATCGGCTGGTTTTCTATATAGCGGGGTGGATTATGGTCGTTATTGATAAACGAACGCTTGTAGACTCAGTAACAATCTCAAAACCTACGGGCGAAAAAGACGGGTGGGGGAAAGAAAAATTCTCCTACCCGATTTTATTGAGTCCAGTACGCTTTGACCGCAACTTTGACGGTCCAGGGTCAGTCAATAACCCGTCCGGACAAAAGAACCCGTCATTTCGTGCGCCTGGGGTTATCTTCGTATACCCTCAGTATTGTGATGTAGAGATTGATTCGTCATATCGTAACTCGATTGTAAAAGATGGCGACGATGAATATATCGTAAACAAGATCGTTCCTGTTTATGAGCCATTCAACCGCAAAGTCTTTTGCTACGAAATCGAGGTGATGTGATGGGTATCAATGTCACGATAGATTTGAGCGGAGCAACACGAAAAACATCGCAAGCGTCTGAGCGTAAAGCACAGTTAGAGATCGCAAACCAAGCCCTACTAGATATGGAGCCGTATGTGCCGTTATTGCATGGACCGTTACGTTCTAGCGGTCATGTAGCTGGCAATGGTTCACAGATTATCTACAACACACCATACGCACGCGCCCAGTTTTACGGTGGTGCTTATAACAAGTACCGCAGTTTTAGCTTTGGCAAGTATACAACCCCTGGAACCGGGAAGCGCTGGGACCTAAAGGCATCAGCAAACCACGGGAACAAGTGGGCAGAAGTCGGATTGAGAGCAATGGGGTTTAATAAATGAAAAGTAACAATGATTTTAACGTTGTTTTGCGTGATTTCATCAATACCCTCGGTCTACCGCTTGCTTGTGAGCTTGACTTTCTAAGCGAGTTAGACTCTTTGGTCCTTTATCCGTTGCCAGGCGGTAAGGTTGAGCGTGTTTATATGGACGGGTCGCGAGATGTGAGCCTTATCTTTGAAATCGCAGTCAAGGTTAAGAACCAGGTAACAGCTAGCGAGTGTCTTTGGGAAATTAACAAGGCACTTTCTGAGTTTGATCTAGTCTTACCAAGTCAAAACAACTCATATATTTTTAATAACCTAACAACAACCCAGCCGTCTTTAAACGAACGGGACGAGCAGGGCTTTTATATTTATCTGCAGGACATCACTGCAAACCTAACAATCTTGAATAACAAAGGAGTGTAATATATGGCACGTCAAAAGAACGCCCTACGCGGGCATTTTATCGCACCAGTCACTGATCCAAAGACTGAACCAGCAAAAGAAGCCTACAAAGAGCTTGCAAAATGGATCGAAGATGTGGACGACGATACAGATGAAGCTACTACATCTGTCGCTTATTATGACGGCGACGGTACAGAGGAAACAACAGTAACATCTGTTAAAGGTTCATACACATTTAAAGGTACCTACGACAAAGAAGATGAAGCAATGGCTCTTATCGCTGGGTTGAAGTACAAACTCGGTAACGATCGCCTTGTTTGGCATAAAGTGGTAGACTCTGACGGTAAGAACCAACACGTAGGAATTGCTACCGTGTCAGCAATCAAGGCAGGCTCTGGGGCTGCTGCAAACTACGAGGAATTCTCTTGTAAGATTTCTTACAACTCACTTCCTAAAACCACTGCAGTCGTAGGCTAATAGTAAAAGTAAAAGCGTTCCATTTTGGGACGCTCTTTTTTGTGCATTTAAAGGAGGAAAAAACATGTCTATTTCAATCAAACTAAAACGCAATTATATCCCTATCAACATCGGAGAAATCGAGCTCCAGTTTGATACATCACTAGAGAATATCTCACGCCTCGCAACGCTCCAGGAAGATATCACGGAACGCTTTAACAAGTATCAGTTAGAGCTTATTGAACGCTCGAATAATGGGGAGTTTGACGATCTTAAAGAAGGAGTTATTAACAAGCGAGTTATTGACGAAGCCTTTGAGATGCAGAAGAAGATGACGGAGATCAAGTACGATGTGCTATTCGGTGACGGTACCTTTGCTAAGCTTTATGAACGCTATCCAGACCTTGACGCTTTGGATCATGCATTTGATGAAGTGGATACCATGCTGGGGGCTGAACTTGACCGTCTAGGCAAAGAGCGAGCTAAAGCATCGGGAGCGGTTGCTGAATCATTTGTAAAGAAAGCAAAAACGAAGAAAACAAAGAAAACCAGCAAAAAGTAAAAAGGGGGACTGCTCATGAAGTTAAATGAGCCTATAGAAAACTCCTTTGAAGTAAACGGGCGCACCTATGAAGTGGACTGCTCCTTTGATCTGGTGCTTGATGTCTTTGAGATGTTTGACAACGAAGTCATGAACAATCTTGAGAAGATGCGTACAGCGGTTTTAATGATGACAGACGAAGCCTTGGACAATCCAGAGGATATAGTAGCCGTGTGGGAATATATCGACAAGCATTTTTTGAGGACAAAAAAAGAGCGCGTGGTTTATGACCGGCACGGCAACCCTATGCCGGTAGCTAAGGACGAGGAAGAAGATGTCCGTTTGATTGATTTTGAAGTAGACGCGCAGGAAATTTACGCTAGCTTCGTGCAAGCGTATAATATCAACCTCTTTGAAGCACAAGGCCGGCTAACATGGCCCGAATTTATCGCGCTATTGAACGGTATGCCAGAGGGAACGGCTGTATCTCAATTAGTGGAGATACGGTCTTGGAAACCCTCAAAGAACGATAGTAGCGAGTATAAGGCCAAAATGCGCCGGTTACAAAACAAATACAGATTAGACGGAAAGGAGGGAGATGAATAATGGCAGATGGAAAAATTGTAATTGACGTCCAGGTCAACGGCAAGAAGCTCTCAGAGTTATCAAACGCCTTGAAGCGTTTAGAGTCCGAAGCCCGAAGATCGGGCCAAGGTGTCAAAAGCGCAGGCGATGGGATCCAGGCGACTGGTGATAAGGCTCTAAGAGCTGGACAGGGTTTTAAACGCGCTGGTGACCGTATGGCCGAGGGTGCGAAGCTATCCGAAACCTCTAGCAATGGCTTTCGTCGTGCTGGGGAGAAGATCAAAGAAAGCTCTGATTTAGCTGGGCGCTCTGGTTCTGGTTTTAAACAAGCCGGGGAGAAAGTCAAAGAAAGCTCTGATCTTGCCCAACGGTCTGGTGATGGCTTTAAGCAAGCGGCAGAAAAAGTAAAGGCCTCTGGCAACGAAGCCAAGACAGGCGGAGAGGGCTTTAAGTCAGCAAGTTTTAAAATTAAAGAAGCCGGTGCGCTTTCTAAGTCTGGCGGTGATGCTTTTAAACAGGCAGCCGAAAAAGTTAGGGAAGCTGGTACAATCAGTAAAACCGGTGGGAATGGCTTTAAGGTAAGCGCTGATCTAGCCCATAGAGCTGGACAGGTTGCCTCACAGAGTGGTGGCGGTTTTGTCAAACTGAAAGACATCATCAAAACCACGGGCGACCAAGCAGAAAAGAGCGCGTCAAAATTTGACAAGATCAAAGACGCGATCAAGAACTTCTCGGTCGGGGCGGTAGCCTTTAAAGCTGTTAGCTCTGCGATGAATCTTGTAAGTCAGTCAATGGATAAGGCTATTGACCGCTTCGATACCTTGCAACGGTTCCCGAAAGTGATGAAATCACTCGGGCACTCATCGAAAGATGTAGCATCATCTACCAAGCTACTTGCCGAGGGTATCGAGGGCTTACCAACTTCTCTCGACACGGTCGTAGCTACCACTCAAAAACTAACCTCAATGACTGGTAACCTTAAACAGTCTACGAAGTTAACAATCGCCCTAAACAATGCCTTTCTTGCCTCTGGTGCATCTACCGATGAGGCAAGCCGTGGTTTAACGCAGTATACTCAGATGTTATCATCTGGTAAGGTTGACTTGCAATCTTGGAAGACTTTGCAGGAAACCATGTCTTATGCCTTGCAAAAGACAGCAGAATCTTTTGGTTATGCTGGGGCATCGGCACAGAATGACCTCTACAAGGCTCTGCAAGATGGCAAGATAACTTTTAGTGATTTTAGTAAGCGTCTGATTGAACTGAATAAAGGAGTTAACGGCTTTGCTGAGATGGCGAAGAAAAACTCTGAGGGTATCAAGACATCATTCAACAATATCGTCCTGGCCGTAGCAAAAGGTATCGCAAATGTCATTACCGAGTTTGACAACTTGAGCAAGGCTGTCACTGGTAAGAGTATTGCCAAACACTTGGATAGTATCAAAGAAGCTATTAATAACACCTTTAACATTATTATTGGTGTTATTCGTGGTGCTACTCCAGTTGTTAAGTCGCTAGTAAGTGTATTAGGCTTTCTTAAACCTGTATTAGACCCGCTTATTTCAATCTTCGCTGGTGTCGTAGGTGCGGTATTGCTCTTTAAAGGTGCGATGCTGGGACTATCCATTATCAAGGGTATCGGTAGTCTGATTGGTACGCTTATCACTTCCCTGGTATCTCTAACCAGTACCTCACTTGTAGCAACGGGTGCTACTACTGGACTCGCTGGGGCTTTGGCAGCTCTATCGTCTGGCGGAGTCTTTATCGTTGTCGGTGCTATCGCTGGCCTGGTGTCTTGGTTAACACAGGAAAGCGAAGAAACCAAGAAAGCCAAAGAAAAAGCAAAAGAATTCCAGCAATCCCTCGATGATCTACACGAAAGTGTAAACAAAGGCAATGAAGCCTATAAGGATCGCAGAAACGAAATCCAAGCTACAGCCGAGGATAACGAGCGCCTTGTCAGAAAAATCGATGAACTGAACGCAGTCGAGAATAAGACTGCAGCTCAGAAGAAAGAACTTGCGTCTGCAGCAGAAACCCTTAACTCTCGTATTGAGGGCTTGAATATCCAGTACGATAAAGCCACAGGCACAATCAACATGACCACGGACGCGATCCGTAAGCAGATTGAGATTGCCAAGGCATCGGCTGAAATTGAAGCCGCCAACCAGAAAATGGTAGAAAATGCCAAGAAGCGCCTTGAAATCAAGGATAAGATAAAGGAAGTTGAGAAACAGTACCAGGATCTTGTCGAAAAAACTGATAGCGTGGAAGAAGGCTCTTTCAGTAACTCGCGAATACGTGAAGGGGCCAAGGCAGAATTTAAGAAAAAATACAACGAAGAAGTCAAGAAGCTCCAGGACGACATCAAGAAAACCGAGGACTCTGACAACGAATTAACGAATACAATCGTTAAGAATAACGAAGCCAAGGCCAAGTCTACAGAAGATGCGAATGGTCGCGTGATCTACTCATTGCAGACCATGAACGAGGAGCAGAAGAAAGCTGTAGAGATGATGCAACAAGAGTTTGCTAATCTCAAAGGTGAAGTTCAGAACGCTTTCCAAGCTATCGAACAGCAGACAGCCTTATCTGCAGATCAAATGACTGCTAACTTGCAGAAAAACATCGACGCGGTTGATAAGTGGTCGCAGAACCTTGAAACACTCGCTAAACGCGGGCTTGACCAAGGTCTTATCGAGCAAATGCGCCAGGCTGGTCCTAAAATGGCCAACCAAACACAGGCCCTTGTAGATGCATCCGATGAGCAGTTAGGACGACTCAACGGTAAATTTACCGAGGCGGGAGATAAAGCCAAAGAAGGCTTCCTCCGTGGTATTCGGGCAACTGGTCAAGAGTTACCACCAGAGATTGAGAGCATGGTAACGGCTATCGGTGATGAGTTCAGAAGCGCACTCGCTGATGCAGGCTTTGAAGTTAAAGGCCGTGAAGTACCTCAGAAAATTAGTGAGGGTATGCGGTCTGGTAAAGGCGACGTCCAACAGGCAGCCTCAGAAGTCACAGAGGCATCTAAACAAGCCTTCAACAACTTGCCAACTGAAGCCAAGTACAGCGGATCACAAGTGAGCGGTGGATATGCTCAAGGTATCACAGAAAACCAGGGATCGGTCCAAGGTGCAGTAGATGGCCTTAAAAACGCATCTCTAGGGGTTTTAGCTAACTTGTTCGGTGAGGGTCAAGCAAAAGGTGCTGAACTCGGCGCTGGTGTCGGAGATGGTGTATTGAGCCGGTCCGATGTCGTGCAAGGTGCAGCTAACACCCTCAAATCAAACGCAACCGCTACAATGGCAGGTATGGCCAGCGATGGGCAGGCTAAAGGGTCAGAATTTGGCTCTGGTATCGCACTTGGTATTGGTGTAGGCCAACAGGTAGCAGTTGGTGCAGCGTCTGCGATGAACCTTGCTATTTCGGCTCAGTTTTTGGCGATGTCCATGAACGGTCAACAGTACGGTTCGCAATTTGGTACAGGTATTGGCGGTGGTATTAATTCCTCGCAAGGAATTGCTACTGGTGCATCTAATGCGTTGAAGATGATGATTAATGCATCAGTCAACTCACTAGGCTCAGACGGACAGCGAGCCGGATCACAATTCGGTTCTGGAGTAACTAGCGGTGTAGCAAGCCACAACGGAGCAGTATTTAACGCATCTAGCAACCTTAAAGCGTCAGCACATAACGGTATGTCCGGCGGATACAACGGCGGATATAATGCCGGTATGTCTATTGGCGAGGGTATGATGGGCGGTATCTACGCGATGGCTGGTGCAGTTGCATCAGCAGCATCAAGCATTGCATTCGGAGCTGTGGCAGCAGCTCGGTCTGCTTTGGCTATCAACTCGCCATCAAAAGTATTCAGAGATCAAGTCGGTCGCGCTATCCCGGAAGGTATGGCAGTAGGTATCGAGAAGTACGGCTACTATGTAGACGACTCAATGACTGACCTTGCGAACAAGACAGTAGAGTCTGGCAAGAAATACACGGACGGCTTTGGCTTTAACTTGCCAGGTCGTGGTGATCTTGTAAGTGGTCTGACTGATACACTAGCTACGCGCTTTGGCTATGCAGGCGGTGGAAGCTCAAGCTCAAACGTGACAAACAACTATACACTCAATGCAAACGGTACGGCTAACGACAATTTCTTTAGTCCTGAAAATATGCGCAGGCTCTTGCGTGAGCTTGCTTACTATACGAATTTGGAAGGAGGTAGAATGGCTTAATGGGAAGTTTTACTTTCAACGGTGTGTCAAGCACTACTCACGGGCTACGAGTGACCAGCGACTATATTATTAGTTCGACTGGTAGCGACGTAGAAACAGTAGCGGTCCCTGGTCGCGATGGCGATCTATTGATCTCAAAGAACCGTCTTAAATCGGTGACTATCGAACTGCCTTGTACCGTCCTTTCTAGTCGCAAACTAACAGATGCAGAAAGTGATATTAGTAACTGGCTCAATGTAGACGGTTATAAAGATTTGACCCTATCCTGGGACCCAGATTTTATCTACCGGTCAGCATTTATTGAGACTTTTGAAGTGTCTAGCCTTATGCGCCAGTTCGGCAAAGTCAAGCTTAACTTTTTGACATACCCAGTCAAATTTTATAAGCAAGGCCGTACTACTCAAACGCTGACAAATGGAGTTGCGATCAATGGACTCGGAAATGTCAACGCGAAACCTATCATCACGCTTGTGGGATCGGGTGATTGTACACTTACTATCAATGGTCGCAAGACCAAGTTAAAGGCTGTACAGAATAGGATAACGTTAGACATGCAAGCAAACCAAGTATACTCTGGCAACTTGCAGGCCTGGGATAAGGTGGTGCGGTCTCCTCAATTTCAAATGCCCTATCTTGACTATGGGCGCAATTTGATAAGCTGGGACGGTAACTTCACGGTGTCCATGATTCCAAACTGGGGGGTTAAGCTATGAGGCCTATACTTTATAACGCAAACGAAACAGCGTTTGAAACCTACGGTTTGGGAGAAATTGACGCTACAAAGGCACAAGTCACAAGGGAACGTAACGGGAACTATACTCTTTACATCGAGTACCCGGCTAGTGGCCCGCTTGCAGGTACGTTTAAAAACGATATGCGGATCAAGTCTGATGCTGGTTTACGAACCAAAAATCAGACTTTTTTTATCTCGCGTATCTCCAAAGACAGCACAGGTATCTTAAAGATCTATGCCAAACATATCAGTCACTTGACCGAAAAGATGGCTATTAGAAATAATACCAACGCAACAGGAACAGCTCAGGCAGCTTTGGCTATCTGGGCTTTAAATGCCCTGGGCGGTATTCGCTTTGATACATGGTCCGATATTGATCTAACCTCAAAGACTAGCTGGAATATCGCAGACTTTAAGACGGCGCGTGACGTGCTGGGTGGTGTTAAAGGCTCAATTCTTGACGTTTGGGGCGGTGAATATGAGTTTGATAATACTGTTATCAGACTACATAAACAGCTAGGACGTAAAAGCCCTACCGTTTTAGAGTATGGTCGCAATATCCTGCGAGCAGAAGACGACCAAGATATCGACGGCGCTTATACCAGCGTGTATCCTTACGCAACGTATACCCCAGAGAATCAAGGGACTGGTGAGGGTGGAGCAACCAGCCAACAGATCACAGTTGAGCTACCTGAGAAGTATGTAGACGGACCTTATATTGGGTTGTATAACGAGCGACGGGTTTTGATCGTTGACTTTTCGTCTAATTTCAAAGACAAGGAAGTACCAACGATTGACAAATTGCGCAGACTTGCCAAAGAATACGCAATTAATAACCGTCTAGGACTCCCCAAAATCAATACTAAAATCGAGTATGTAGACTTATCAAAGACACTTGATTATAAACTAACTCAGATTTTAGAAGAAGCTGAACTTTGCGACATCGTCCCCGTCTATTATCCTCAGATTGGTCTTACCAGCGAAGATGCCAAACTGACAACTATTGTCTATGATGTACTGTTAGAGCAGAATGACAGTGTCGAGGTCGGAGTTATCGGTGATGGCTTTAAATCATCAATGACCAGCAACCTATCCGGTAAGATTGACGACCTGGCCAACAATCAACAACGGCTGGTAAACACCTTGCCAGATTATCTCTTAAATGCTCAAGGGAATAAAGTATGGTACAACCGTCCGGATAACAACGAGCATAAAATTGGCGACATCTGGTTTGAAAAGAACGGTCTCTATGACCGTATGTATGTCTGGAACGGCTCTCAGTGGGAGAAACGGATCGACACAGAGGATATTGACAAGGTCAAGAAAGAGGTTAATAAACAAATCTCGGACGCTCAAGCCTCAACAACCCAAGCAATCGCGCAAGCCGACGCAAAGGCAGAAGAAGCCCTCAAGAAAGCCGGGACGTTACC